GAGAATGTACGCAAGTTAGAATCACGCTATCCCGGTGGAAAGTTTGACGTATTTAACAGCGAGAATCGCAAAGACGGCGACTTGTAATACTTGGACTAACGTGTTACCTGATAAATAGTATTATTAGGTAACACTTATGTCAACATACCCAACTGCCAGTCCACTTTCTACCCCTGCAGGTCTAACACTAGATCAGTTGAAAGACGGGTTATTTCAAAATCTTAGATATCGTCTTGGTGACGGGATGATTGATATTGAATTGGATCCTCAACATTACGAGGCAGCATATAACTATGCTATCAAGGTCTATCGTCAACGGGCACAAGCTGCTACGGAAGAATCTTATATTCTAATGACTATTGAAAAGAATGTAGATACTTACACTTTACCTGCTGAATTTATCAACGTAAGAAGTATTTTTCGTAGAACAGTTGGTTTAGAAACTGGCCCCGGTTCTAGTTCATTTGATCCGTTCTCTAGTGCAATTCTAAACACCTATTTGCTTAACTATAATTATGCAGGTGGTATGGCAACATACGATTTCTATGCAGGCTATGTTGAATTAGCCGCACGTATGTTTGGTGGCTATGTAACTTATACATTCAACCCAGTGTCTAAAATATTGCGTATTGTTCGTGACCCTAAAGGTTCTGGTGAGAAAGTATTGATATGGGCTGATGTACAAAAGACAGAAGAAATATTACTACAGGATCCTGGCGCTGGTGTTTGGATTGGTGACTTTATACTAGCCAATCTTAAACTTATGATTGGTGAGGCACGTGAGAAATTTGGAACCATTGCAGGTCCCGGTGGTGGCACGACATTGAACGGTACTGCTATGAAAGCAGAAGGTAAGGCTGCAATGGAATTGCTCATTGAAGAATTGAAGAAATATGTTGACTATTCGCAACCATTAACATGGATACAAGGATAACCTAAATGCTTTATATTGTCATGCGCTTGTAATATAATAAGTACTTATAGGAGCATTTCACATATGATTATCGGCATCACTGGTTTAATTGGTTCAGGCAAAGACACTATTGCCGATTATTTAACAACTTACCAGGGATTCAAACGAGTTAGTTTTGCTGCTAGTCTTAAAGATGCAGTAGCATGTGTCTTTGGTTGGGACCGAGAATCACTAGAAGGTACAACAAAAGCCAGTAGAGCATGGCGTGAAAAGCGTGACGAGTGGTGGAGTAGTCGTTTAGGTATGAATATTACCCCAAGATGGGTGCTACAATATTGGGGCACGGATGTATGTCGCAATCACTTTCATAATGATATCTGGGTTGCTAGTGTAGAACATAAACTAATTAATTCTAGTGAAGATATTGTAATCACCGACTGTAGGTTTGACAATGAAGTTGCTGCTATTAAAAATGCAGGTGGAATAGCTATTAGAGTTCAACGTGGTCCAAATCCCGAATGGTATGATTCAGCAATAGCATATAATAGAGGACCAGATGGCAATGCCAGTTGGTCAGTTAGCAAAACTAAACTAGACAGACTAAAAATTCATGCTAGTGAGTATAGCAGCATAGGATTAAAATACGATTATATTGTAGAAAATAATAGCACAATTGACGAATTACATAACAAGATTTATGAGATTATTAATAGTCAATCTCAAGGTCTCCCCGTCTCCAAGTAACTTCTTTCTTTTTCACAACTTCTACGCAGTTTAAGCAAATACTGCGTAGATTAGTTTGTTCATTATGGTCTAAGTTTCCGTCCACATGAAACACTGTTATCTGAGTAACAAATAAACTCTTAAAGCCACATAAATCACATGCGGCTTTTTTCTTATAACCACTCTTAGTCCAATTGGCTTTGTGTGGTTTTTGCTTTTGCTTCTTCCTACCACATTCGTCACATATGCTTCTGTAATGTGTAACACCTTCACGCTTATAGTTCACTGCCGCGTGATTCTTGTTACATTTCTTACATATTGGTCGTTGATTTAACATATTATATTTAGTCTTTCTAACCTTTGAAGGTACGGTTATACCGACTTTTTTCATTTTATTCATAAATAATAGTATGCAATTAGGTTGTAAACCTCAAAATTTTACTAAAGGAAAAATAAAATGGCATTAACATCACCCGGCGTAGAAGTCACGATCATTGACCAAAGTCAATATCTCCCTGCCCCAACAAATTCAGTACCCCTTGTAGTTATTGCCACAGCGCAAAACAAAGCTAATCCTGCAGGTACAGGGGTCGCTTTAGGTACCACCGCAGCTAATGCAGGAAAATTATATCAAATGACAAGTCAAAAAGACTTGGCAGATTTTTATGGTATTCCTTTCTTCTATACTACTACAAACGGTACGCCAATTCAAGGTTATGAATTAAACGAATATGGTCTGCTAGCAGCTTACTCTTTATTAGGTACCACTAATCGTTGCTACGTATTACGTGCAGACATAGATTTATCTAGTCTAGTAGGACAAACAGGTCGTCCAGCTGGTGCACCAAGTAATGGCACATACTGGTTAGATACTACTACAAGTTCATGGGGTATCTTTGAATTCAATGCTACTACTGGTACTTTCACAGAGAAAAATCCTATTGTTATTAGTGATACTGCTTATCTATCAAGTGGATTCCCGCTACAAAGTATTGGTAATATTGGTGACTATTGTATAAATGCAACTATTCAACCAGTCCAAGTGTCTGGTTATTCACAATACTTTTACAAAACACCAAATAATATTTGGGTAATCGTTGGTTCTACGGGGTGGCAAAATAGTTGGCCAACGGTGCAAGCTACTACTTCCAATCCAACACTAACTGCAGGTGATACTTTCATTATAAGTATGAGTGGATTGTTTAACAGTACTATTACAGTGCCCGTATCACCCAACAACACTGCACAAGGTGTTGCAAATGCAATTAATGCATTGGGTTATACATATATAACAGCCACTGTAGTTTCAGGTAAATTGAGACTATTATCAGCACAACCAGACGGAGGCGGTCAACAATATCTTGAACTTACCAATGATTCAGGAACTGCACTAAGCGATTTGGGAATAGCAACCGGTATATATAATCAAGTGGCTTATGTTTATGGTACTTCTGCTGAAATGCCATTATGGACAAGTAGTCAATCACAACCTCACCCAACAGGGTCATTATGGATTAAAGTTGGTTCAGCTGGTTTAGGTATAAATCCAGTTGTGTCAAGATATAATTCAGTTACTGCTTCATGGCAAGTTTTAAATGTTGCACTAGCTACTAGTGACTGGGATGCAACATCAATGTTAGATGCCACCGGTGGTCAAGCTATCCCTGTGGGCGAAGTATATGGTCAGTATGATTATGATGGACTATACAATACCAAAACAACTCCTACATACTTGTGGGAAAGAGTAGCATTAGGTCCTACTGTAGCTACTGGTACAACTACTGATTGGACTATCAATTTAAACTTTGGTTTATCGTCAGCAAGTTTGTATGTTCAAACAAGTATACCTAATAGTGCATCATTGTCAAGTCAGTATATAGTTACTATTCCTGACAATTGCACTCCAACACAGTTTGTAACTGCATGGCAAACACTAGCTATTCCGTATACTTCTGCATTAGTAACTACAGACGGAGCAGTACAATTAATTCACACCGAAGGTGGTGAAATAATTATGGACGATATTATTGAGACTGCAGGTGTAAATCAAGGATATAGTGCAGGAATATTAAGTGCTGCAGGATTCGTTCCGTTCACCACTGAATATTGCAAATATGGACCTGCATTAGGGGAAACTTTTGTAGTGGCACCAAATACTACTAGTGGTACAGGTATTAATTGTACAATTACTGTAACACAAGATGCATTTAAGGTCTATGTATTAAACGGTAGTGGGGTTTCAGCTCCTGGAACAGGTTATGCTGTAGGTGATACTTTAACAATACTAGGTACTAAATTAGGTGGCACATCACCTGCTAATGATTTAGTATTGCGTGTTGCTGCAATAGGTTCTGCAGGAGTGATTAATGCAGTAACTTTTGTGTCAGGTGTTGCTAGTTCTGATTATGCTATACAACTTAGTAACTGGGGTAATTTATATTATACACCCAATGAAGGTGCTCCAACAGTTGCCCCATTGAATGGTACAAATTGGTACTGGAGTGTTGTTGATCAAGTTGATATTATGGTTAACTATAACGGTCAATGGAATGGCTACAAAAATCTAAACTATGACTCTGCTGGTTTCCCTACAAATACAGGTGCTAATGCAACAAATTCAACAGGTCCCATCATCAGTGCTAGTGAGCCAACAACACAAACTGATGGCACTGCATTAGTGTATGGTGATTTATGGATTAACACGAGTGACTTAGAAAATTATCCAATTATTAGTCGTTGGCAGTATAATACTACTAGCTTGCAAGACATGTGGGTTACTTTAGATACGGCTGATCAAACAAGTAGTAAGGGTGTAGTATTTGCTGATGCACGTTGGGCACCTAATGGTGATACAAATCCAGTAAATGATCCTATTCCATCAATCACAAGTTTATTAGTAAGCGATTACTTAGACTTAGATGCTCCTAGTTCAGTATTATATCCAAGCGGTATGTTGTTGTTCAACACACGCCGTTCAGGATATAATGTAAAAGAGTATCAAGCAAACTACTTCAATGCTACTAATTTCCCCGGTGCTGCATCTTACCCAACAGTAACTGCTACATGGTTAAGTGTAAGTGGATTACAAGCTAATGGTAGTCCATATATGGGTCGTCAAGCACAACGTGCTATGGTTGTAAAATCATTGCGTTCAGTAATTGATACTAACACTGATATTCGTGATGAAGATAATTTCTTTAATTTGATGGCTACACCTTACTATCCAGAACTACAACCTAACATGGTTGTATTGAATGCAGACCGTGGCGAAACAGCATACATTATTGGTGATACTCCAATGAGATTACCAGACAATGCTACTGCAATTCAAGCATGGGCTACTAACGCAGCAGGTGCTACAAGTACCGGTGAGCAAGGTTGTGTTACACGTAATACTTACTTAGGTCTTTTCTATCCAAGCGGATTGACAAGTGACTTATCTGGTAATATTGTTGCAGTTCCCCCAAGTCACATGATGTTGCGTACTTTTTTACGCAACGACACAGTTAGCTATCCTTGGTTAGCAGCAGCGGGTACACGTAGAGGTAACATTGATAATGCTACTAATATTGGTTACTTAGATGCAGCAACAGGTGAGTTTATAACTATCAAGACAAGACTTGGTATTCGTGATGTATTGTATATCAACTTTATCAATCCATTAGTATTCTTTACTGGTGTTGGTTTATTGAATTATGGTAACAAAACAAGTTTTAACAGTGCTAGCGCATTAGATAGAACTAACGTTGCACGACTAATTGCTTACATACGTAGACAATTGACATTGGCAACTAGACCGTTTGTATTTGAACCTAACGATGCGTTAACACGTAATCAGGTTGCAGGTGTAGTACAAACATTGTTGGTAGACTTGGTTGCAAAACGAGGTTTATATGACTATCTTGTTATTTGTGATGAAAGCAATAACACACCAGCAAGAATTGACAGAAATGAGTTGTGGATAGACGTTGCAGTTGAGCCAGTAAAAGCTGCTGAATTTATTTACATCCCGGTTCGTGTACTCAACACTGGTGAGATAGCAACATTAAAATAAACTAGGATAACCCCGAAGGGGGTTATCTGTTTATTAAGATAAATAAGATTAATAGGAGATATATAAAATGGCAACAGCCTCACAATCATTGTTCAATATGACAGTAGCATCTGATAACGCCGGCGGCAATCAGGGCTTACTAATGCCAAAACTACAGTTTAGATTCAGAGTAAACTTTTTGAATTTTGGAACAAGCGCAAGTTCAATTGAATTAACTAAGCAAGTTATTGATTGCTCTAGACCACAAGTACAGTTTCAAGAAATTACAATACCAATATATAACTCAACAATGTATTTGGCAGGCAAGCATCAATGGCAAACTTTACCAATTAATATACGTGATGATGCATCCGGGTCAGTTAGTAAATTAGTTGGTCAACAATTACAAAAGCAAATGGACTTTGTTGAACAAGCAAGTGCAGCTAGCGGGCAAGATTACAAGTTTCAAACAAACATTGAAATTCTAGACGGTGGTAACGGTATATCAACTCCTATCGTTTTAGAAACTTGGGAACTATATGGTTGTTTTGTTCAAACAGCAAACTACAACACACTAAACTATGGTACTAACGAAGCAGTAACTATTGCATTGACATTACGTTATGATAACGCAATTCAATCACCAATTGGTTCAGGCGTTGGAGCCGCTATCGGTAGAACAGTTGGTTCAATTGCTACTGGTATTGGTAGTTCTTTATAATAAGAACTTTAACTAAATAAATCTAGCATGTCTGGATTTTTTCAAAACTTACTCAGGGACGCTGCCGGAACTTTTTTCGGTGGCGATTACCTTCGTGACTACACTCACGCAAGTAAGACATTTCGTCCTAATGCATATCAGAATGCACCAAAATTAAAATTTCTATTTCACGTTTATTTTGAAGTAAATCCAGAAGTATTTTCTCCGGCAAATTGGAATTATGGTTTACTAGTTAAGACAGTCAAACTTCCAAGTTTTACGTTTGATACTACTCAGATGAATCAATACAATCGCAAAAGAATTATACAAACAAAAATAAAATACGATGCAATTGATATTACATTTCACGATGATAACGGTAATTCTATCAGAAGTTTATGGAAATCATATTATAACTATTACTACAATGATGGTAGAAATCCTCAAGTTATATTTGCGGGTGCTAGGGGAGCCAATCCGCAAGCACAATTAAATGGTGGCGGTGTAATATCTGGAACTAATGATGCAACTTATAATACACGTACACAATATCAACCATCTATAACAGGTAATGATAATTGGGGCTACACGGGAGAAACAAGTAATCCAACTGGAGCAAAAACACCTTTCTTTAAGAACATCACTGTGTTTGGTTTTAATCAACATAATTTTGTAGCATATACTCTTATTAATCCTATTATAACAAGATTCAGTCACGACACATATGATTATGCTCAGGGAAATGGTACCATGGAACATCAAATGGGTGTTGACTACGAAACAGTAGTTTATAATGAGGGTGCTATGTCAGGTAAATCACCCAGTAGTATTGTCACTGGATTTGGTTTAAATCAAAATTATGATAGAACATTAAGTCCTATTGCAAGACCAGGTTCAAATCAAAGTATCCTGGGTCAAGGTGGATTAGTAGACGGTGTTAATGGTACATTAAATGCACTGGCTAATGGTAATATTTTAGGCGCAGTTCAAGCAGCCGGTACTTCATACAATACTTTTAAGAATGCTAATATTAAAAGTATTGCTAAAGCAGAACTTCTTGCGGGTATAACAAACTCAGTACAACAAACACCAAATAGAAATACAAATGTAGTTACACCTATCTTTGGGGCAAGTCCTACAACATTAGGTACAGCAGGAACTCCAAATAGTTCACAACCTAGTCCTCAACAGATAGGAGCAAATCCTTATGCTGGTCAACAATTACCTAATGGTCCTCGCTAATAACTAAATATATTAATCATGCCACAAATTTTAGACACCAGAACACAACTAGATCAAACTGTTAAAATATTTGATTCTTTTTATGCATTTAATCTAGTAGTTGGAGCAGACCAATACGATATCGTTCACGGATATTTCGTAAGCGTATGCACAACAAAAAACATAGCAGATAATTTTACAGCAGTTCTATTTAGAATAGCACAAGAAACAGGAACTAATGTGCTTGATTTGTTAGATTTAATCAAGGGCGTTAAAAAATTAGAAATGAATCAAATCATTAACTATTATCTTAACAGTTTTAAAAGTAAAACTTCATTGTACGGCATCAGTATTGTGCCAAAACCCAATCAATCTGTAGCACGTAATATTGTGCAGTAATTATGGCTAATTATGCCCAAGGTATATTCACTCCCAAAAATCCTGAAAAGTATGTAGGGAAGCACAAGCCAAAATACAGATCGGGTTGGGAAATGCGGGTTATGATGTTTTTAGATGAAAATAAACATATTACACATTGGGCAAGTGAATCAATTTCAATCCCGTATCG